ACTATCGGTAAAATTATCAAATATCCCATCTTGTACCACTGCTGCACTGTACTTGCGTGTGTCTGTGGCATACTTTTTATCATCTGCACTGGCCTGCATTTTGTAGCTCCATTTACCATTGTGCGGAAATATATTTTCATAATATACTTGTCCATTGGCGGTGGCCAGGAATGGACTAGCACAATCAAAACTAATAGTAAATGAGGGATTCGCATACTTACGAACATTGCGTTGTATAACAGTTAGCAACACCGCCCATTCCAATTTACTTGTGCCCAAGAAGTGCATCCAGTCATGTACACCCTCCTGCAACAAACCATCATATTTTAATGCAATCAAGCGTTTCAATATTAAATGCACATCACACATGTTTTGCCCGCCCATGGCCCATCCATTAAAATGTCTACCCGGATACTGTGCAGGATCGCAATAGCCCTTCATTAGCTCGTACCACTCATCGGCTTCCTTGTGACTGGCACCTTGCAGTACGTTCAAGATCTTGGTACCGCCAGCATCAACACCTTTGCGATGTTTGATAAAGTATTCGTTGTTGTAGTGTGTGGCTGCAATGGCTTCTTCGTGTTTTAAAATACCCACCTTTGCCCCGGCCTCGGGATTGTTAACGATCCAGGTGGGAATATCCAATGTCATGGCATAGTCAGCAACACCATCTAGCCATTTGAGTACAGCTTCACGTTTGGCCTGTGCTTTAGGGCAACCTGAATTGGCTTTCCAGTCGCCCTCCCACAAGCCCTTGGCAATTTGGAAGCCGCCCGAGTCTCCTAACATCATGGTTCCCAATTCGCGATTGCGTATCATGTCTTCACTGGTGATGGTCTTGGTCAAATCCAAATTGGCATGTCCGCCCGAATGCAAACTCCATTTGTAGGGAAATAGTGCTTTTTGACTATTGAGCCAATTCATTTGCTCCATGTCCGTAAGTTTGCTGGCCAATCCCTGAGGAAAACGAGCTGGATCCACATACTGCTCACTACGTTGCTTTCCTATAAATGTAGCATAAAAGCCCGAGATAGCGGGCAAAAAGACTGCGTAGTCCAATTGTTTTTGTGTTAGGTCATCTGCCATAAAATTGTGCCTGTTTTATTAATTTGTAATCTGGTTCAAAGTGTTGTTGCACTTGTGCAAGATATTGAGAATTGGTGTCTAATAACTGTTGAAAAATCATTTTAAAGTGTTTGCGATCACGATCCTGCTCGCTTACATGTTGGTACTTGTAATTGTCGTATCGATTATCACCTAATCTTTTGCGAACCAGATTGCTGAAGTTGGTTCGATATGTTTCGTCGCACCATAAGAATATACAACGATCAGTATCAAGCCCTTGTACAAATTTTACTTGATGTTCGGTATGATCGTCAAATGTTATTCTATCAAATATGATGCGTTGCAAACTTTCGTTGATATCGGTTGTATTGTGGTATAGAGCAAAGTATTCGGCAATGCCACTCAGCCAACGCTCTACAGGATCACGTAACACTACTATTGCAGTTTTATCCAATTGGTCCGTATGATAATTGTAAAATTGCCACCCCCAATCCCGTAGATTGGGCTTGGTCCACGAGCTGGCGTTTTTAGGAATGTGGACATACATAAGATCTGTGTCCGGAGCACTCATGCACTCACCATAGCAATGACCCTTATGTTGCCACTCGTTTAAAACATCAGCGTCGATTATCACTTGGTCATTGCTGGCAAGATATAGTCATATTCAATCAACCCACTATCAACAGTGATTTTGCTTGCCCCTGCATCGCTCATTAAGAATCTCTTGTCTCCAGGCAAAGCCAAAATACTCATTACTACATTGACTGGCCAATGCCAACTTGTTTTTGTAAAGTTGCCACTCACTCCTGCTGAAAATACAAAGTTGCCAGCATGGGTATTGGGATCACCAAAGTAAAACTTCAAGTTCCCATTTTCAGTCTTGGCAGTAAATGTTGTTTCTTCGTTGTTGGCACTGGCCATAAAACGCAAACGTTGGATATTTTGTGCAGTCGGCTCAAAATCCACATCCCATTTAACACCTTTAAATTTGACTGTTTTTAATTTATCATTTATAACATTGGCATCCATGTAACGATAATCATTTTTAAAATCTCCAGCAGCGTTTTCAAAGTGAATGCCACATGCCACCGATTCTCCAGTCAAGCTAGTCTGCGTATTGATTGTGATTTTGGCATTTTCTCTATATTCTTCAATGCCTAAAATTGTTTTTAACTTGCCCAAGTTAGGCATACCAAAAGTACCAATAAAATCAGGGTGTGCCAATTTAAATCTGGCCTCTAGAATAACACTACGATCTTCGCTGACACTGTTGATCAGTGTGGCATCTTCAGTACCGGTAATTTTAATTAGGTCAATGTTGCCTAATCCGTTTGTATGTTGTACAATGTCTTTTAAATAATCTTGCATGAGTTCTCCTATGTTGATTGATTATAACAGTTGTATTTAGGTCTGTCAATATTTTTGATTAGTTTTCTCTACGTTTTATTTCGCCTAAGGCTTGATGTGCTTTGACTGTGTGTAACGTTCCTGGCTTCTTGACTTCTAACCAATTTATATTTGTATCAAGATGTTGTTCAGACACCACTTCAAGCCCCACTGCCTGACAAGTGGGAATGATTAAACTTTTAGGCAAATACGATTGCCCAAAATTTTCTGACATGCCCATCCCGGCGGCAGTATCACCATCGTTGTAGCTGAATAAGAACACACCGCCAGGCCTAAGCAATTGTTGTATTTGTTTAATTGCTTGTGTAAATGTATCCAAACTGATATAGTTAAAATATCCCCAAGAAAATATAAATGCCATCTGTCCTTGTGGTAGTGCGCTAAAGTCGTGTGTTTCTCGATTTATCAAGTATTTGCGTAAACGATTTTGATACTGTTCGGGAAATAGTTCGTTGGTGGTTTTTAAAAATTCTGGGAACTGATCCATTATGTAAAGTGGGTCTGCTGCTATCATGCACTGTGTCCACTCACCTTCTCGGCATCCTATTTCCAGTGCAGGATATCTCCAATTTGTGTAAAGCATGATGCGTTGTTTGATCAATTGCTCAGTGTCCTCGTACACAGTGATTTTACGATTATCTCGAACATTCTCGTATCCGCCATTGACTGTTTCGATCTCGTAACTATTAGAAAATAATTTGTGACTTTCCCTGGTTATGATGGAATCAATTTCGTTAATTTTTTCTTTTCCAAGTTCCAAGGGCAACACAATTTGAGATAACAGATTTTTGTAATGCGTAATCAATTGGTCCACAAAATTGCTATTTTCCAGACTCAACTCTGATTGTGTCTTTATATTGTTGAGATTTGCACACAGTTGATCAATAGAATCAATAACTCCAGTTAGGTCCAAATTAGAATTTAAACTATGTTTAAAAGTAACTAAATCATAGAGCTTCATAATTACTCCCAACTGAACAAATCGTCAAATGTGCTACTGATATCAGTATTCTCGGTGATCTTCCATTCCAGTACACCCAGCAAGTTTTCTACCTTTTGGTCCACAATGGTACCTTCCATGGCACCATTGTCAAACGGCAAGTCCTTGAACCATTGTGGTATGTGCAACACATCAGTGGGATAGCCCACACTACTATATCCCAACGGATTGTCTTTGAGTTTGCACACAATGGTTTTCATGCCATCCACAATGGCAGTACTGTACTGATCACCATGCATACGTTTTAGATTGTTCCAGTTCATAGCAGCTCGCACATGGCCTGGCATGTTGGCTTTACCTAGCCGTTGTTCTTCAGCGGTGTACTTGGTCAAATTGTTCACACGTTTGGGTGTGCCCTTTTCCCAAGCCGGACGCTCTTTAAACAGAATTTTAAACTCTTTGACCTTTTCAATGATGGCTTCTCGCTCGGCTCCGGTGAGTACATCCATTAGTATCTCGCTGAGAAAGTCTTGTACCACCTTGGGAGTGTCGCTTCGTTTCAAGTCCAAGCCCATGGCTTTTACCTTGCCCGGGCTTCCGTGTGTGTCCAAGCGTTTGCCTTCTTTGTCCACAATAAGAACTGCATAGCGTTTCTTTTTAATAAACAAACCTTTTGATGCCACAAGTTCACGTCCGCCTTTGATGATGGCACCCATTTCTCTAGGACAGTGAAATGCACGTTCCATAAATGACGGGAACGATTCGTTCACACTATCGGCAATAGTGTCATACAGTTGTATGGCAATGTCTTTGTTCCATTCCATGCGTCCAGCTTCAACATCTTCACGCACCAGGGGCCAGGCCGAAAAGTACACTGAGTCGGTATCGCCGTATATGATTGCCTCGCCCACGTGATCGTACCGGCCAGTTATTGCTTCATTGACATGGCCATCCATGTGGTGTGCAATTCCGCGTCCGGTAAGTGTCGTTGATTGTCCAATACGCTTGTCAAAAAAACGACAACCAGGGTTGAGTAAAGCACCATATAAACTATTAAGATTAATTTTCTTAACCAATTGTCGCTTATCCCAATATGCTTTGTCTTCATCTGTTTCTGCCTCCTTAAGTTTCTTTTGCATTTCTTTACGTTCGGCATACCAACGTTCTAGCAACGCTGGTATAATACCTTTACGGTCATACTTGAATATGGTACCATTAGCACTCAAGGTCCAGGTCCGATTACTGTTAAAAACAATGTCCCAAACTTGCTTGGCACTGTGTACACTTTCCCTGCCATCTTCCCAGTCTATGGTAATCTCGGTACCAATTTCGCCAGCCATGACCGCAGTATATTCTAAACTGCCAAACAAGCCCTCCCATGCATCAGCAAAATTGCCTCCGTTCTCGCTCATCTTTTTCGAGATGTAGAGATCGGTCATGATGGGTCTCAACTGCCCGATAATGGTTTCTGGGCCCATGTTAAGGGCCCTAATAGCACTGGGGTAGAGCGAGTTGATGTCGATTGCCCCGATGTATTCGTGCATGCCTCTTTTGGGGTAAGCAACATAGGCACCTGCGGCTTGCGTTTGTTCTTTATCATCACGACCCTTTCTGTTAGGAACTACCATACCACGTTGATGAGCATCGTTAATAATCGCCTGCTCGGTCACTGCCACTGCACCCATTGTAGTGGCCAGCAATACTGTGTTATCATGTGCCAATTCGTTTGCAAGATCCAAGAAGCGCAGTTTCTTGTCAAACTTGGCAATCAGCATTGTGTCTTGTCGGTTATAGGTTATAAACTTGGGAAAGTCTTTGTTGTATAACTGATCCAGTGTTCCTTCATAGGGCGTTTTGCTCTCGCCCAGTTCGTATTCGGCAATAGCATCTAGGCTATAGCTGTGTCGTTCTTCGTATGTGTACTTGCGGTACAGTTGCATATAGTCCATGTGCACACGACCAATAAGGTCATATGTGATATTTTCGGCACCAAAGCGTTCAAATGTACGCTCTTTGGGCATCTGATTCCATAAACAAAAGCGTCTTAGGTCATCGCGACTCAAGGCACGCACAGTACGTCCAATGGTGTAGGGAATATCAAAGCCCTCACTGTTCCATCCACTTAAGATATCGGCATCTTGTATGATGTCGAGAAAAGTATTGATCATGTCCTCTTCACGCTCAAAGAGAAAACAATTGTCAAATTGACTGCATATTTCTTCTGCGCTTTCCCAGCTGATTGTTTTTGGTGGCACTACTAGTGTAACCAGTTTGTCTAGCCAATCCAGGTAAACAGAAAAAGCAGTGATTTTGTTAAAAGGATCGCTTGTGGGTGCATATCCTTTCTCGGGATCAAAGTCCACCTCAATGTCAAAAAATGCAGTTTGTAATCGAGGGGATTCGGCGCCCAAGTAGTTGGATTCAAGACAACGAAATATGGGATTGATATCACTTTCCCATAAACGTTTGCCAGAATTTATTTTTAGTTCTTTGTGATACTCTTTACTGTTTCTAGTATGGAATCTCGAAACTGGAGTATCAAAGATGGTGCGGTGTTTGCCTTTGGGATCATCGTAGTAGAAAATATACTCGGCAGCGTATTCCTTGTATACACGATTACCATCTACACGCTCAACAACATGTATTCTATCTTTTGCTCGATCAAAAAGAGCGTCAACATAACTCATATCTTTTCCTTATGTAATTTTGAGCTTACACATACTCTGCATGTTGGTATAGCCAACGACTCTAACTAATACTTATCATTCTTATGAGGCCAATGCTGTCAATTGTTATCAAAAACACTGCATTGGCCATGAGTCCAAAACTGCCACGTGTGTAGCAACTCCATGCACTGGCGCAACATCCCGATATAAAAATCACATACAAGGGTATGATGGGAATGTTGGGTGCTGTAACGGCAAACATTATGGCACTGACCACACTACAACTCCAAGCAAATGCCTCGGCACAAAAACGTAGGGGATTGCTGCGCCAATCGCGTTTGATATATTCGGTGATGTGTTTGATCATGTGCTCAAGTTCTTCCAGTATTGTACACTATTTGCACTGTATGCGTCAAGTCGAGTTCTATTGTAAACTGCTTCAGTTGACAAATGATAAGCCAGTGTATCGTATATGGCTTGGCCTGTACGTATCAATGCACCTGTATGCTTGTGATACTCACTCCAAGCATAAGCACCATCAAGCACCACTGGCATGAATTGCAAACACTCTAGTACGGCTAGGCCCGGGCATTCGTTACGACTGGGAATATAGGCCACACGATGTTCGCCCATTAATGCATACATTTCCTGTTGTTGAGCCAACCCAAATGTGTACACATCTGCGCCTGCAAACAATTCTGCATCGGGCTCGTGTGTGATCACAGTGGGAGTTACCGCTAACTGCCTTGTCATGTCCATAAACTCACGTGCACCCTTGCGTTCAGTGGCATCGCCAATGTACAACAAGCCTCGAGTTTTTTCTTTCTTGACTGCCCCGGTGACAGTAAACGGACTGGGTGTGTATATAGCTCGCTTGGGTTTTACATGAGTACTTGGAACCGTTAATCCTATACGCCAATTGGTATTTGCCACAACTAATTTTTGTAAATTCAAATAGTCATCGTCCAAGAAACTATAACGCAAGCCTGGAGTAAGTACATCACTTTCGTGTTGTACAAATACACCATTGGCGTAATTATCAGATGCAGCATAATAACTGTGTAAGTCGTGTGCTACCACCAAATCGGCCATTAACTGATATAGCTGATATAGCTGATGCATTTGATCGATAATTGCATCATCGGGTTGCAACCAAACATGTTCATCACGCATGTTGGGTACATAAGTACTGACTTCGTTTAAGTAAATAACAGTATCTGCACGAATAGTCTGTGTTGGCTTAGCATCAGTGACAAAAACAGTTCGATGCCCCATGCTCTTTTGCAAATCCAAAACCGCATTGATATAGCGCACTATGCCATTGGGACGCACAAGGATGCTACTGCAAGTATGGATAATGGTTTTCAAAGTGTTTTGCCAACAGTTTCTAAAATAGTGTTCAGCTCGTCGTGATCGCGATTGGTTTCGCCTAGTCTAGCTTTGTGTGCAATTTTGATTGCCTTCTTTAATGTACCGGGTTTGATTTCTAATTCTTCGGCTATGGCCTTGACAGTGTCATTAAGTCCGGCGTTGAGATCTTCCACTTCCTGCATCACCTGCATGCCTTCGTTGATCAGTTGTGTTAGTTTGATTTTTGCATCGCCATTGAATGTACGGTTGTAATCGCTCATGTGTTCTCCTAAAACCTTATTATATACAGAGACACTGCAAAGAGCAATGGGCAATTAGCCTTTATAGTCTAGCAATAACTCCAAAGTGTCTTGATATACCTTGGGATCTTTGAGTGTTGTTCCTACCCAATTCTCATCATAGTACACCGGGATATCTTCAATTATGCGTTTGATACCGTTCTTTTTGGTTGACGATATTGATGCCACTTTGTTTTTGCTATCAAAGTAGTTTTGGTTTTTATCAAATCCACGTATGTAGTTTTTGAAATAGTACTTGTACATGAACTTGGTGCCAGTTTCGTCAAGAAATATATTTTGTCTATGCTGATAGAACCAACGTTGCAAATAGTCGGCATGTAGAAAAATGTTATCAAAATAAATCTGTGTGTTTGCAGGCGAGATGGGTCTAGAGTGGTCCTGCCTGATAATGGGCGAGTTGAACGGGAACCACAAAAAGCACTCCCAGCGTAGATTCAATCCAGTCCAGAAAAACCAATCGGCTATGGTCTCGATGTCGTCAGGAGCGGTGGCGGTGATATTTTCAGTCACCTTGTCCACATACCATTTGGAAGTGGTGGTATAGCCCTCAGTGAAATGGCAACGATACAACAACAACATGTTTTTTCTAAAGGGCAAACGATGTCGTCCATCATCCATG